TCAGTGGGCCAGTCTCAGGCGCAGCGGCAACCAATTGCGTTGCTTGTTGCAGGAAGCCGCCAATTGCCGTGGTGAATTCCGTCCGGCTTTGCTTCTCGGCCTGCTCATCTGCCTGAATGGTTGAATCGGTTTCAATGTCCAATGCAAACGGCGCAAGACGCTCGTCTCGGAAAAACTTGATCACCTTCTCATAGGTAATCTCCTGGGACGCCTGCTCTTGCAGTTGCGCGGCCTGTTTCTGTGCTTGCTGAATAATTTGCGCGGGATCAGGCGGCGGCTGTTGAGGTTGGCCCTGTGGCCCGGGCTGGCCTTGCGGTTGAGGCGGGGCTTGGCGAGCGGCCTGCGCAGCCTGCAAAGCTTGCGCCTCGATTTGTTGAATCTGCGCATCAATCGCCTGTTGTAGCTCGGCCTCAGTCGGAATCTCGACGCGTGACATCATCTTGATTGTCTCAACACTGAAATTCTCCGCCGCAATCTCAGCGGCTATTTCAATGGCTTCTTTGCCGATCCTGACCATTTCTTCTTGCTTAGAGCGAATGCGCACGTTTCCGTATTGCGTCTTAAGCTGTTGCGCGCCCAGCGTTTCACTTGCCTGCGTCTGCCCCCGCATGATGTCGCTAATACCCGTAATTTCATAAATAGCCCCAATGCACTCTTGCCGAATCTCAACCAATGCCGTCACAGCTTGAATAATCTCGCCAAGCGGGAGCCATTGAACTAGATCGCGGTTGCCATCGATCGCGCTTAGTCCGGTAATTGGAACCAGCACTTTGTCGTCACTGGTATCAAGTGCCCGCTGCAATGCGACGGCAACGCCTTCAGCGCCAGCCTCATAGAAGCCTTTCAGCTTCAATTGCTCCGTCAGGTTGTTAATGCGCTTCGTATAGCGGTTAATCTCGTCAATCTGATCAGCATAGAACAGATAGTCAGGAATAGAGGTCAGCGTGTCCGGCTGGATTGTGCCATAGGCAGGCTCCGGACAAGGGAAAAAGTCTTTCAGCTTAACGGGCGGCGGGCCTTGTTCAAGGATTGTCTGGCAGTCTTCAGCGACCCAGATAACCTCTTTCGCGTCTTTGTCCCAAATCTGCCAGACCTTAGCGACCTTCTGGAAGGCGTAATCCTTCGGCGTATCGGTATCGCCCTCAACAAAGCTTACCTCATCCCAATCAATATGCTCGCCTTTGAAGCGCTTCTTTGCCTTGTCTTTGGTGAACCAACCGGCGCGAGCAACCCACGTAACCAGAGACCAATTTTTCTGCGGATCGTGAAGGAAGTTTTCGCGCAACAAGTGATCAAACGGAGCGCACTCGCCAACATAATCGTCATTCTCGTGACGCACCCAAACCACGCCGCGGGCATAGAGCGCAAGGTCATCGCGAACAAGCAAGAGCTGCCTATGCGCGTTTGTTTTCTTCATATTGGCAATTGCGAGACGTTCCAGAACTTCAGACGCCGTGCGCTCTAATGGCTTGCGAGACTTGAAGGCAGGCGTAACGACCGGCGTCGGCGGGCGAGAATAGATCGAAGGCTTGATAACCTCCATATTCGCCCAAAATATCTGAAACTCTTGATCGCCTGTCGCTGTTTTGCGCAGCTTCTTCAGGTCTGCGTAATTCTCGCGGGCTTTGTCGCAAGCCTTATTCCAATAGTCGAAGCTCTTTTCTGCCGCTTCCAGCATGTCCAAATAGGGCTTGGCGTCGCGGCTATCGTCCTTGCGATCACCTACGGGCTCGTCCGTTGTGGTTTCATGCTTACTCATCGCGCCAGCCTTTTCATTTGCCTACTGCTATCCGGAACCGGAGGCAGTTGCACGCCCCCCGCCAAAGGATCGCGCTTCTGTGCAACAGCTTTTACAGCAATTTCGGGCTTCCACACAAGAGACATGTAACGGAAGGCGTCCGCCAAGTGCGAACACCAGTCATGCAGCTCATGTTGCTTAAAGGTTTTCTTGTCGTCATCCCATTCGCGCCGATAGCCTTCTAGTGCTGCTAATCCAACCTTCTCGCAACGGGTATGGAACACCGCCCGCTTGAGCGTTTCGCGCGCCGCAGATATGCCCGCCAGCTTAGAAACATTCGGGACAAGCTCAGGCTTAAACCCATAATCTAGCATTGCTTCCATGAGTGTCGCGCCGCCATTAAGCACCCATTGGCGCTGTTTAGCGTCATGCGGAACCCAATCCGTGCCATCCATCCAGTTATGTTCTTCGCGTTTTGCGGCAACAATGTCGCGGTAGTGATCAATACCCGCTGAATTTGTCGAATAGCAATCAAGGACGCGAATCTGTCCCGCAACCACCTGGAACCACCAAATTGACGTATCGTCTCTGACGCCAATATCCCAAGCTCGGTGAACTGGCAGGCCAGGGAGCGCAACACACTCGTCTGTTATGCGTTCCTCTTGCCGGACATATCGCAGCTCGGTTGCATAGAATGCACCCATAATCGCCGCGGTGAAGCTGCACTCGTATTCTTGCTCGAAGATCGCTGTTCCGAAATCCTCGCCATAAAGGTCAATATATTCCTCTAGCGCGTCCTTAAGCGCTTCCTTGCCCATAGCGCCGGTCTGGTAAACGTCCAGGACTTGCGCGAACCAGTCAGAGCGCTTTTGCCCCCGGTTGAGCATCGTATAGGCGTGGTTCTGGCCGCGCGGCGTGGTGATGAATGCAGCCCAGCCGCCATTCTCTTCAACCATTGGGCGAATGTATGCCCATGCAGACGGGTTAGCCAAAGCCCACTCTGAGAACGTGACGCCAGCCACACCAGAGCCAACCAGGCTGTTATATCGATCGGAGCCAATGACCTGCCACGTTGAGCCGATCTTGAACTTAATCTTCATTTCCTGATCGTTAGTGGATGCGCGAAGCTCAGGCGGGAAGGCTTCGTCTATCCGCCGCTTGCCCGTGTGGACGTTCACCGCATCCCAGATAGCCTTACGGGCTTGCGCATACTCCGGCAGACAATGCCAATAGTTCGCTACCCGTTCATGAGCTTTAATCGCAGTGCCGTGCAGGCAAACGTCATCTTTACCCGCTCGACGGTGCCAAATGCCAATGACGCGCTTGCATTCGTCTTTCTGCCATGCGTCCCAAAGCGGCTCTTGATAGTCGCGAGGCCGCCAACCGCTATTCGGTAATGTTATCCGGTTCTGCATCCCGCGCCTGTTTTGCCCTTGCTGTTGCAACCAATACTTCCATTAGGCATTGCAGACCGCAATAGTCCCCTGTTGGAATGTCATCGAACGCATGAAGCTCACCAGGCGAGACTTCGCCCCTCGCTTCAGAGAGATTGACCAGTTGCACGCGCTTTGTCAGGTCTGCCCCGCAATTGTCGCAGATGATGTTAAGCGTTCTCATCCCAAAAACCCCCAAACAACAACGGCGCCGCAGATAAACCCGAATACAGCACCATAAACAAGGCCGCGCGTCCAACCTTTGATGATTGCCTCTCGCCGCCCTAAAGCAACATGCAGCCGCTCCAGTTCCATGCTAGCGGGACTAATCACATAGTGACCGCCCTCCATAAAGAGCTTTTCTTCAAACGTCTGCTCAGTCATCGAAACTTTCCCTTCGCCCATTTATGCTTATAGCCGTCCGGTTTCTTAGCGAATCCCCGAGACTTGCCAAAGCCCTGTGATTTGATCTTACCAGACTTAGGGCGCCCTTTCACCACCTTGAAGTGATTACCCCACGCTTTCAGGCCCTTGCTGTGATTGGTCTTAACCAGGTGGCATTCAGTGCACAGGTGTTTAGCGTTCTCTAGCGAGTTGTCGCCGCCTTCCCAGCATTCAACAATGTGATCTATCTCAGACGCAGGCCTATCGCAGCCTTCAGCTTCGCAAAAACCGCCCGATCGTTCCCGAACAGCGGCCTTGGTCTTAGCGGTGAACTCACTGCGGGCCATCTAATCGCCCCCCGCGTTAGTGTCGAGCTTGAGCCCAGTTCGTTTTTCCCAGTATCGGGAAATGGCTCCGCAATCACAGAGCAAACCGGGGCCTGACAGCGGATGGTGCCCGGGAACGCTAGAGCATTTCGGATCGTGATCCTCTTGCTTCAGTTGGCCCTGTATCCACCACGCAGTCGGAAAATCGACATACTTCAAATCCCAGTTCGGCTCACCCATCACTCACCTCGCTGTTTTGGGGGTTGGGGAGCGGCGGGATCGGCAGCGGTTTCATCCAATGCGTTACCTCATCCGTGTTTGAGGTGATTTCCTGCCATTCCCAATCGTGAAGCGCGTCAGGGTGCGGACGATAGTTGAGCCATGTCGCTTCGCGGTGCGGCTCTTCCTTTCCCCATTTGCAGTCAGGTAGACGAAACAAGCCGTTGATAATCAGATCAACCTTCAAGCCGTCCCTTGGTGCATTCTCCATGTCGTCACGCCATCCACTCTGCGGGGTGGCGTAAATGCCCTGTTCCTTCAGTGTGGCTTTTGCCGCACCGATCATGTCGTCTATCGTCTGACCAATTGTGCGCTTCTTTCCAGCGTTCGGCCATTCATCCATGATGCCCTTCGCGACGCACTCCCAAAATTTGTAGTCATCTGCCTGCGCGGGTGTGGCGGATAGGGCGGCGAGAATTTTGTTTGTTAAGTCGTCAACTTCTCTCGTTTTGAGCTTAAATCCAACGCGCCCCGGATAATTAAGCAGCACATCCTTGATCCGCTCTCTTACATCTTCGCCCCCGATGGGCTGGGCGGGCGCTTGTGGATGGATCGATCTGCGGTCCGGAAGCGATAACCAGTCGCGCAGGGCTGCACGGTTTTCTATGTTCAGGCTGCCTTCTCCACGCTCAAAGCGGGCGAGTGTTGAAAACGAGATGCCGGTCAGGTCTCCAAGCGCTCGTATTGAAAGCCCTTCAGCTTCACGGCGTTGGGTGACAGTTGCGGGATCAAGCGCATCCGCTCTCCCTATAGAGGCGTCTGCGAGCGCTTGGCGGGCCCATTGGATTAAATCATGTTTGGTCAGCTCGGGGTTTGTGTTTTCCTGAGCGGCGATCTTCTCCAAAGCATCGATTAACGCTTTATTGGTCATTGGTCAGTCCTCCCAATAGGTCATGTCTGAAAGCGCCGCATCGTGTGGCGTGTACTGACCCTCGAAATAACTGAACCAGCACTCTATTCCGGTGGACTCCTCAAGCGGCCCGCCATAGACTTCCTCCAAGCGAGGCTCTTTCTTTAGCTCCGCGAACCACTCCATAAACTCGGTGTTTTCCAGAAACTTGCGGTCGGCTTCGTAGTGCCAATGGATCGGCTCACTCATTCCGTCTCTCCTTGTGCCTGTAGGATTGCGATAAGAAGGGCTATCGCGGGGGATTTGTGATAACAAAACCCGCCACCATTTCTGCTCTCGCCGCCTAGTTCGGTGTTTGCGCGCCAGAGACCTTCCGGCCCCGCACGACTGTTGAGGCCGATAGCCCAATCCGGCAGCACCTCGCCAGCAAGCGCCAGCGCGGCGTCGAGGGAGGCGGTGTAGAATGCAGGCGCTTGAAACCTTGCCGGTGCAATTCTAACACTCACCTGCCCAGCGCACCGTGAAATGCCATCAGGAAAGCCCGCATCCACGGCGGGAACGATCTTGCCACAAGCTATTGCAACCAAGGCATCCAATTCCCGATC